GTGATTATGTGCGTATTAGAATGCGTACCGGTGTCGAGTTTGTGATTGCGTTTAGGTTGGAAGACTGCGCGTTCGGCAAAGAGGGTGATATAGCGTTGTACAACGGTGGAGTTCACGTTCCTTCTTGTAAGGATAGTGTTCCGCTAGTTTGTACTGAAAAGGATTTAGGATATTTGAACAATTTTCCAACGACTACTGTTCAGATTGATAAGGACCTTCGTAATTATTACTTCTATGCTGATTTGAAAGCACATGATGTTACCAAGAGTACCCCGTACTTGGATGCCTCCAAGATAATTCTTCGGAAGATATGGAGTGCTCGTGTTAATATCGAGAAAGGAGAATGTGGTGGTGTTAGCATTGCTATGGTTCCACAACTCTCGCGTAAAATAGTTGGAATAGTTTCTGCGACATTTAAAGATCGTCCAGAAGGTCTGTTCCAGGTAATAACTCAAGAGTTGCTTGCTCCGTTGTTGGCACAGTTCCCTGAACAAATTATCGATAATGGTTTGAGTTCCGAAAGGAATGAAATACTTAAAATTCGAGAAGTTTCAGTAGAGGAACGTGGTGACCATGGACTTGGAAATATAGAAGTGCTAGAGCACTATCGCATTCGGCGTGTGGGACGTGCGAGAGGGACCCGAATACGTGAATCGCCTTTGTTTGATCAGGTGTTTAAACATCAGACTGAACCGAGCGTTTTGCATCAAGGTGATCCTCGCATGGATGAACCAGTTGATCCATTAGTGAATGGGATCAAGAAGTATGGGTCTTACCATCGACCTTTACCTCCGCGCCAAGTGGAAGAAGCGTACAAGTCTCTTGAGCAAGAGATGTTGTTGTTTGAACCATTAAGACCGAACGTTGGTGTTTTGTCGGTCGAGGAAGCAATTAATGGCTTCCCAATAGAACACTACGAGCGTATGGATATGAAGTCCTCTCCAGGGATTCCGTATGTGTATTCTCGTCCTGCCGATGAAAGTGGCAAGGCTTATTTGTTTAATATCAGTGAGGATATGGAAACATTGGGTCATGCTACTGTGAAGAGTACTTTGCTTGCAAATGAAATCGATGCGCGATTGAAAAGTTACAAGTTAGGGAAGAGGTACCCTTCGATTTGGACAAATTGCCTAAAGGATGAGAGGCGTGGCTTGGAAAAGATTCGTACTGGTAATACGAGGACTTTTATGATGGCTCCCGCCGATTTTACGATCGTGTGTAGAATGTATTTTCTGGATTTTATTGCTTCAATCATTCGCAATAGGATTCACTCTTTTCATGCAGTTGGTATTAATGCTGACAGTAGTGAGTGGACCTTGTTGTTTATGGAATTGGAGAGAATTTCAGAACTTGGATTTGATGGCGATTATGGCAATTGGGATGGCTTTCTTTTTGCCATCGTGTTTGATTACTTTGTGAAAGTGACTAACAGATGGTACAATGATGGGCCAGTAGCGGCTTTGGTGCGTCGAGTAATTATGGATGAAGTTGTCCATACGTATTCCGCTTATGAGGTGATATTGATTCGAAAGAATCATGGTGTGCCGTCAGGTGTACCTTTCACTGCAATCGTGAATTCGTTTGGGAACTCATTAATCATTAGAACTGGTTATTTGTGCTTGACGTTTGAAGCAAAGGCGCTAGGTGTAGCAGCGAGATCGGATTGTTCGATGGATGCTTACCGCAAAACTGTTAAGGAAGTTACATTTGGTGATGACCACGTGAATTCAGTGAAACCAGAAACGTTAGTATGGTTTAATCAAAACACTTATTCAGCGTGGCTCTCACGTTATGGCATCCGGTACACTGATGCGGATAAAACATTGAAGCACCCCCCCCCCTTCAAGAAAATTACGGAATGTCGATTCCTTAAACGCGGCTTTGTACGTGACGAGCGGTTTCCCACTAGGATCCGGGCACCAATTGAGATGAAAACTATTCAAGAGTTGATCAATTGGGTTACAGCCACATTGGACCCTGTGGAGCAATTGCTCCTTAACTACATAGACGCCTTGCGGTTTCTATTCCACTATGGAGAACCTGTCTTTAACAGCTTTCGGGCGGTTGTAGATAGCGGACTGTTGGACTTGGGTATATTGCCACCAGCTTATACTTATGAGTACTTCCAGGACGAATTCGATGAGACGTTTGTTTAAAGAACGGACTCTTACCCTGCGTAAATTTTAAAATTTTTGTTTATGTTATTATCTGTCTTATTATCTAAATTTTTAACTACCCTCAAGTATAATTAATCGTCCTGTTGTAATTAGTGGAGTAATATCCGCAAAATTACATAATGGAAAGCTATTATTACACCCGACGATTGTTGTCTCGGGCTTGTTTGCACCCAGCTGAGGCCAACGGTGTATTGCAAATTTTTCTTAAATTCTTTAACTTGCATTCCAAAAAAAAAAAAAAAAAAAAACAAAGGA